GAATACAGTTGTATTTGATATGTATTTTCATCTATCATCATACATGCTCCCCTCTGTTTAGTTTATCCCATACATCTTTAGCTCTCATTGCTTCAAAGTGCAGGTCACGTTCAATGCCCAGTCCAAATGGTCTCTTTATACCTTCCAGCTCTTTCATACTGAATGAACCCATCTCTACTTCATTACCTTCTACTATGCCCCAACAGTAGTCCCCATCTTTATCCATATTCATCAAAAACCATTTCCAACTGCCCATTGGGTCAAAGTACTTAGCTACTACCTTCTGCTCCATATTAGAGCCTTCAATATATTGTTTCTGTGCTTTTCTTTTTATATCTTTAGTCATTAGTTTCATTATTATTTCCTTTCTGTTTTGTTATTGCTTGTTCTAATCTCTTTCTATTCTGTGGGTCAAGTGAAGCCATCCATGTTATAGGCTTTGTCTGCATTAATCTAAACTTACCTGCAACATACCCATCATTATGGAAATCATCTTCTGTCTTACCATATATCTGCTCAGCAAATTCATAGCCATCTGTATCTACAAACCATCTTATTATCTGTTCTATTGTCATTTATTCCCTTTCTGTTTTTTAGCCATTGCTATAGCCTTCTCAACAGCTGTTGTGTCTTGGTTATGGTCTTTCATTTCTTGCAGTGCTTCTTCTGGTGTCATGTCAAAGTGTTCCATGAAATACACGAACATATCCAGTCCTTTAAGCTGTACAGTATAACTACTCATCACAGTCCTCCCCATAACATATTGTGTTTACAGTCTTTCTATCCATTCCAGCATTGTCAAGTACATCCCAAGCCATATCTGGTATAAGGCTATCTATCTCTTTTTCTGTGAAGTCATCTTCAACCCAGTTATGTATGTCAAAGTCTGGAAGGTCTTGCATACACATTCCAGTATTTTTTGATATGAACTCATTTAGTTTGCTCCATGCTAATCCCTGTTTACTCATTTGTTGCTCCTTTCTGTTTTGTTGTTGTTACTAAATTTGTGTAAGGGCAAGTTAGAATTGGAAAAAGAACCTGCCCCTACACTGCGGTATAACACACAATAAGAACGTTACCAGAGGTCGACAAATGACTTGTTTCGTACTGTGTGCAGTCCTCCATCACTCAGGTCGATTGAGTGTTTAAGAGGTTGTTATCTTGCTGGAAATGTTTCTCCAACTCCCATCTCTACATATATACTGTCATGGAATGAAACGCCATATACAGACTCTATTACATTTAATACATTTTTACAATCACCATTTATCTCTTCTGCATGACACCAACTATCATTTACTGATGGGTCATCTCCAATTGCACACCACATTAACCATGCTGTGCCTTTCCAGTTATCACGCCATTCACTTTCCTTATGGTCTACATCATACCATACACTCCAATAACATCCTGTTGCTTGGTCTGAAGTAAACATCTTTTGTAGTTGTACCCAATTATCAGGTAGTTCTACTTTCTTTACTATTGGTGATGCTGGCATTATTCTGCTCCTTTCATTTTTCTTTCAAGTTCAGCTATACCATCTTCAAGGTCTGATTGTATTATGTGGTCATCATTGTTTTCTTGCAGTCCTTTTAGCTGAACATTGTATTGTGCTAACCTTGCAGGAAGCACTACCTTTATATCACAATCATAACAACATTGACCTTCCTTTACTGGTTCGGCATTACATCCACCTTCCCAGCCAAATGGGTCTGCCGTTATCTTTTCATTACATATTACACATTTCATACTGTTTTCCTTTCCTTTATGTTATATTAATTGTTTTAAGTCTTTGTAACAATACAGACACAAGTGCTTACTTCTTCTGTAATTGTCTTTATCCCTATAATATAACACTTCCATTTTATTTGTACTATTTGTCTTATTACAGAAATCACATTCACTTTCCTTTGGTGTGTAGGTAACAGTTACGACACCATAATCGCCTTGCCTTTCCTTTATGTTATAATTACTCTGATCCATTGCTTTACCTTTCCTTTCTGTTTTATTTAATAAAATATTTACTCAATAATATGGTAAACAAAAACCCCCACCAAATTTCTCTGATGGGGGCATTACAGCGTGTTACGTTGTTGTTATTTCTTGTTTATAACTTCACCTTTGTCATTGTAGAAATATGTTTTTCCACTTTCCGTATAATAACAACAAGCTTCCGTTTGAACACCTTTTAAATATGTTTGTTGATGTCCAAGCCTAAAACAACGTCCAACCTTTTTACCTTTTACCGTTGTTCCGTTATTTGTAGGTAGTACAATCCGCCAATCATTAATCGGTGTTGGAGTATCATTATTAGTATGAACAAGCTCTCCGTTTGCCTTTTGTTTATCTACTCCAAAGCTATCCGTTTGAATTTGTTTATAATATTGACCCCACTCTTTCACCAAATATTCATGTATTGCGTTTTGCATACCTTTATTTATTTGGTTTTCTATTGTACTTTCCTTGCTCACTTTCTTTGTCTGTTGTGTTACATCCAGATTCAAAAAAGTTAAAGCGTTTCGGTTGTTTATCACGTTTGACATAACTTACTCCTTGTTTTATTTACTATTATTATGAGTGATTAATCCGTAATAAAGGTAGTTTCCTCTCGGTCTTTCCTTCATTACCTCTATTGTCAAAAAGCCACCTCTTTCGAGGTATTTAATATTAATACCATCCGAATAATACAAACAAGAATTAAATTGTAACAATGATAAATTAATTGTAGGATGTATGGTAAATAGTCTTATATTACTCACGTTAATTTAATTAATAATAAGAAAGGAAACAAAATGGAAAAAATCAATACAACGGTAGTTTATGACGATATTAGCGGTTATGGTATCACAATAAAGAATAATCACGTATATCTCGTAAAAGATGGTAAGACAATGCGGTTAGATTCATTAATAATTAAAGAGAGAAAGGAGGGGAATTAAGATGAAAAATTATCTATTTACACCATTTAATGACGAAGGTGAAAAGATAGAGGGATTTAATGCTATTAGAGATTATCTTCCTAAAAAGTATCGTCACCCGTTAGTTATGTTCATGGCTAAACTTGAATCAACTTATGATGTTATAATAAGTAAATTAGAGTCGGATAACTCCTTATTTCATGGTCAATCGGAAGAACGGAAAGAACATAGTTTATTGCAATACGATGAGATAAGAGAGTTAAAAGCGGAGATTAAAGAGTTGAAAGCGGATAATAATAAACACTATCCAAAGGAATATCAAGCCGAAGCACGTGACTACTTTAATCACAATCCTAATAGTGAAAAACTATGGTTCTTTATGGTTGGAGATAGTGAAGTTGATGAAGATGGTGATGTAAGAAAGACATTCAATGTTGGTGTTGATGCAATAGCGGAGTGTGATAACTTCAATGGTGACATAAGCACGGAGGTGTATAGATAACATGTGTAGTATGTGGGTTATGATATGGCATATATATCTTGTGCACACATAAGGTAAACAAAGCCACTCACTCAATCACACTCAATCAATAGAGTAAACACAATGCCCCCGTAAATGGGGGCGTTTTGTTTGTGTATAGTCTCGTGGTTGTGGCGTTGTCGTATCTTGGGGACGTTCACGGTAATGGTGGGCGTTCCCTTTCCTCAAATATCCATTAAAATTCAACTAATATTATAATGTAACCAAAAAAGTAACTCAATCGGGAAGGGTAGGAGGACAATGTAACGGGGGTATGCCGATAAAAAAAGGGGTACACTCATTCTAATGTAATTTTTCAAATTTGTGATTCCAGCCACAATTTAGCAATAGATTCTTTACAATATAATATACTGATGGAACTTTATTAATATATATATATTATAATATACTGTATTAATATAGGGGGAATTTGGTTTTTAAACGCAAACTGATGTATATTACACTATGGATTTCAAAACTATAAAAGAAACAGAACATTACATTTACGACTCGGAAGACGAGTTTCGTGTTCACCATCCTAGCGTACCTGTTCGTCATAACTGGCGTCATGGTGATGAAGGGGAGTGGGTTTTTACTGATGACGGATTTGTGTGTCAAATCCTGCGTAAAACTAAGATTTCTAAAGAAGTTGGTGATCCTAAGACTTGCATAAGAACTGTTTGTGGTACATTCATTGCTAGGGACAAGAAGAAAGAAATGCTTGGCGAAGATGGTATAGCAGAGAATATTTACTCATTTTCGGGTACAAACACAAGTCAGAAGGATTTCAATGAAAGGGGTCGAAATTCTAGAGAGTTGCTATTTGCAAAGTACGTTGCTAGTGGCTTGGGAGCTGTTGAAGCATATCAAAAAGCATATCCAGATGCTCGTAGTTCATCATACATCAAGAATCGTACAGATAAACTTTTAAAAACGGAGACAATTAGAAAAATGATAGATAAGCAGATAGAAGAAATTCTAAGCGAAGAGGGTGTTACTCCTAATTGGTTAATAGAAAGATATAAAACAATTGCTGACTTGGCTGAGAGTGATACTGCAAAACTGCGTTCACTTGACAGTCTTGCCAAAATAGCAGGTTTATTTGATCTTGGCGAGAAAAAGTCTGAGCAAGTAACAATTTGGGCGGGGTTTTCGCCTGAGCAGCTAGAGGAGGTCAAAAAACATGGAAAGCCAGAACTCGTTGCACATGCAGAAAAAAACAAAAACGACTAAAAAGAAGGAAATAATTGATCCTTGTCCGATCTGTGACAAGGAATTACACTTAAATCACGAATATACTCAAAGAGTTGGGCTGTTAGGTGATTTTGACGAGGTTATGGGCTGGCTTTGTCCGCATTGCAAGTCTGAGTTTGACACAGAGAACCATTTAACGAAATTTTTAGGTGAAGGTAACATAAGGGGAGAAGCATAATGCCATATTTTGGCAAAACAAGCAAAAAAAGACTAAGCACTTGCGACAGTAAGCTGCAAAAAGTCTTTAATGAAGTGATTAAGCACGTTGATTGCTCTATTTTAGAAGGTCATAGGGACAAGGATAGACAAAACAAGCTGTATGAAGAGGGAAAGACGAAGGTAAAGTATCCTAATGGGCGACATAATCGTCAGCCTTCTTCGGCTGTTGATGTTACGCCCTATCCTGTTGACTGGAAGGATCGAGAGAGGCAAACACTGTTTGCTGGGTTCGTAATTGGCGTTGCTAGTCAAATGGACATCAATTTAAGATGGGGCGGTGATTCGGATCAGGACTTTCAAGTTACAGACAACCGCTTCGATGACTTTCCACATTTTGAACTCAAGTGACAAAAAGGGACAAGGCTCGCCTGTTAAATCTATTTGTAGGGCTTTACAACCTCTACATATGGAATATGGGCGGTTCATTGTTTATATTTATACTGGGATGTTTAAATATTGGGGCTTATGTATTCAGTAAAAAGTGAATCTAATATCAACTATACTTTTGATTTTAACAATGAGTCTTATTGGACTCGAATCAGAAAGATTGAAGCCAAAGCCTTATCCGCTGGGTTCTGGGGATACTTTAATGGTTAGAATTGATGGATATGGGTTTTGTCCAATACATTGTGATATAGACCATTTTCACACTGGACATTTTACAAACTATGACTGTGAGGAGGATATGTGTAATCACATAACAATAAATGATGAAGAGTGATTTAACAAAACTTATACTACTTGTATGGATGTCATTTATGGCATATTTCATGTATTCCATGTGGGCAGACCTACATTACATAACTGATCTTGTCCATGCATACATTAAAATGGTCATGGAGCACGTTAGACCCTAATTGGCTAATTTAAACCTACATGGAGATATTAATAAGAATGAAGAGCTGTTAGCTAAAGCTTATGACAATCTTATTACTTTTGGTAAACTTTTCTCTCCTCAAGACTTCCTTGCCTCTGCAACACCTGATTTTCATGTAGAGGTAGGGGAGTTACTTTTAGATAAAGAAATACAGCAGTTAGGTCTCATCTTACCTAGAGACCATGCCAAGTCCACACTAGCAGCCACAGCAATTCTACATAGATTCCTATTCGCAGAGCAAGATAAACCAGAATTTATAGCTTGGATTGGAGAAGCACAAGATCAAGCAATTGACAATTTAAACTGGGTTATGAACCATATTGAGCTTAATCCAGCTATACATTACTACTTTGGAGACCTTCAAGGGAACAAATGGACGAAAGCCGAGTTTACGCTGACGAATGGCTGTAGAATGATCGCTAAGGGTGCAAATCAGCGACTTCGTGGAAAAAAGCAACTTTCGACTAGATTTACGGGAATGGTGCTTGATGACTTTGAATCAGAGCTGAATACGAAAACACCCGATTCGAGACAGCAAATCAAGAACTGGGTAACAGCAGCTGTGTTTCCAGCAATCGATTTCGATAAGAATGGGTTCTTGTGGTGCAATGGTACAATTGTTCACTGGGATTCTTTTTTAAACGGACTCGTTACGGGTTGGAGGGATGCTAAGAAGAGTGGGGAAGCATATTCTTGGAATGTCTGCACAAAGAAAGCAATTGAAGATGGTGCACCTATTTGGCCATCTCGTTGGCCGTTATCAAAATTAGAAGACCGTAAGCAATTTTATATTGATAGCGGAACTCCTGCAAAGTTTTATCAGGAGTATATGAATCAGGCAAAGTCGCCAGAAGATCAGATTTTTGCCGAGGAAGATATTAATGATGCACTTTATAGGGGAAATATACGATTTGAAGAAGATTCAGGTAGTTGGTATATTAAATTTGATGACGGACACACTGAGTATGTTAACATATATATTGGTGTCGATCCCGCTTCAACTATTGCTAGTAGGAACGATTATAGCGTTATCATGGTTTTGGGAGTTACTTCTGAGTATGACTACTATGTTATTGAGTATTGGCGTGAGCGAGTCCTCCCAATGGAATGTGCTGACAAGATTTTTGAAATACTTAAAAGGTATCACCCTGTAAGAAGGGTAAATATTGAAACTATTGCGTATCAGGAGATGCTTAGAGACTATGTTCAAAAGCGTAGTAAGAAAGAAGGGCTTTTCGTCCCAGGCATTGAACAAGGTATCAAAGGGTATACTCAGAAGAAAAAAGATAGGTTGTTCGAGGGATTGCAACCAATGTTCAAAGCTGGGGCTGTACATCTTAAAAAACTACATCATGAGTTTATTGGCGAGCTGTTGGATTTTCCAAAAGGCTCTCATGATGATACAATAGATGCTTTTTGGTTAGCTACGCAGTATGCTAAGGGAAATCCCAAAGCAGGCAAAAAGAAATTAGAGAAACAGGATGATGGCACTTATGCAAAGGCACGCAAGGCTTATAATTGGATTACAGGAAGACGTGTGTAATTTGCATTTAATACTAAATATTCAGTAAATTATAATCTATGATAGAACAGGATAAAAGAGCAGAAGAGATACAAGAGCGTTGGAGAAAGTGGTTTGATGCTCGTAAAGACTGGGATGTGCAAGCTAGAGAAGATATTGATTTCTATCTCGGCAATCATTTTACAGACGCAGAGGCAAAAGAGTTAGCTGAAAGAAATCAAATGGGATTACCCATTGATCGGTTATATGCTGCTATTGAGCAGTTTAAGGCTATTATTACATCTAAACCCCCAAAATTTTCTGCCGTTGGCAGGGAAGACTCAGATACAAGATTGGCACAGGTTTGGAAAACAATACTAGAATACATATGGGATAACTCTGATGGTGACGAAGTATTCAAGCAAGTCATACATGATTTCTCTGTAGCTGGTCTTGGTTACTTTTATGGGTTTATAGACCCTGAAGATGAT